AACGAAGATTATGTGTTACATGCTAAATATCATGATTGGGAATACTTATTTGATTACTTTAAAAACGATCCAAAGGCAATGGGTACTGCTGCAACAAAATATGTAAACAAAAACTTATTGTCTTACAATGCTAATAGAAAAGTTAGAATAAGATTTAGTATTATGCCGCAAAAACTATCAGATATACTAGAACCTAGTACATCTAAGATTGTAGATAGAATAAAAGCGGTAAATGACTTTTATGAAGCAGGATATGATGTTCATCTAAATTATTCACCAATAATCATGTATGAAAACTTTCAAAAAGATTATAATAATTTATTTAAACTTGTAGATTCTATTGTAGATGAATCTATAAAACATAAAGTAAAAGCAGAATGTATATTTTTAACACATAACAAAGAAATGCACAAATACAACGTTATAAACGATGTAAATGGCGAAAAATATTTATGGCGACCAGACTTACAAGAACCTAAAACTTCTGAGTATGGTTGTTTAAATATTAGATATAACCGACATAACAAAAAACAATATATAAAAGATTTTAAGCAATTGCATAACACTGTTGTGCCTTGGCAAAAAATTAGATATATATTCTAAAATTAAGAGAGCCAATAACTGGTCCTGTAAGTCCTAGTCCAAGGTTAGTAGCTACTAAATACTGATATAATCAAACTGCAAAGGTGGTTCAGTCTAGGCAAAGGAATATGTGAGGCTCTCTTTCTTTTTGTTATCTTTTAATTAAGGAGAAAAATATGAAATGGACATGTATTAAATGTGAGTTTCCCTACCAAGATATTGTTGAGGGAGACGCAGAAGAAAGAATGTGCTATAAATGTTTAGAAGAAAAAGATGTGTAAATTCTATTTAAACAAATCACGTAAGTATCAGAAAATATTAAAACGTAACAAGGATGGTATATTTGTTAATGTAGATCATAGGTTTGTAGGCACAGTGCAGCTTAAAAGCGGAACAACACTGAATATAAAACTACATGCAGGTTATAAACCTGATGGTCCACAAGGAGCAATAACTAAAAAACCTAATAAAATGATAATTGACATCAAGGAGGTTAAATGAATCTTAAAAATTGGGAAGAAATACCAGAAGAAGATTTATGGGAAGATGGCGAATTAGACACCCAAGCAGTAATCTTTAAAATGTATTCAAACGTATGTAGATTAGGTAAATGGAAACTAATAAGGAGAAAACAATGAAACAAGATCCAAGAGAAGTAGCGTTATTTGAAATAGAACGGAATATAGACAATCTAGATAGTTTAGATGATTTAGAAAAAATACAAGCTTATCTTAGACATAGAAAAGATAAATTATCCAGAGATAATGGATTTAATCTTATTGTAGGACAACAAGTAAGAATAAATGGTTCTGGTAAAGTAGATAAGGGTAAGATTGTTAAAATAAACAGAACAAGAGCAGTTGTAGATTGTTATGATAAATATAGAGATCAAATGGTGCATTATACAGTACCATTTTCAATGATAAGAGTAGATTAAGGAGATAAAGATGAAACAAGTACCAGAATGGTATAGTCCAATAAGAAAAGTACCTTTAGAATATATGGGTGTAAAATCAAATGCATGGTCAGTACAAATAGAAAATTTAACTGACAAATCAGAATGGCAAGAACTAGGTGTAGTTAGCGATAATTATTTATTAATAGATAATACAAAAGTAGAAGAGTTAATAAACGATATTGCAGCAGCATCAGGTTATCAGTGGGAGCAAGATAAGATATTTTGGAATGGTAAACAATTTATGTATTCCATGGTATCAAAAGACGCATCTCAAAATCACAATGTAAAAGTTGATGATGATTTAGGTCTTGGTATGATGATTTGGAATAGCTATGATGGATCAACAGCATTGCAATTTAAATTATACATACAGAGATTAGCTTGTCTTAATGGTATGATTTCTAATGATGTATTTAAATCTTTTAGGTTTAAACATGATAAGAACTCCGCTAATTACGAAGATGAGATAATGGAAGCTGTAAAGTTAATACAAGGATCAGATGATAAAATTAGATATGTAATTAAAGCTTTAAGATATATGTCAGACGAAGCTTTAGACATAGATAAATTAAGTTTAATAAGAAATGATTTCTTAGACAAACTACCTGTATCTTTGTTTGGAAATATAGTTGATAAATTATTAGATTATAAGCCTATGGAATTGCTTACAACGTATGATTTATTAAATGCAGGAACTAACGTAACATGGCATAAAACAAAGCAGACAAAGTCTGATTTTGACCACAATGCATACATAGTAGATGGATTAGTGGGTTATGCTAGAAAAGCAATGGGATAAACGACACGCCAGCGGTGAGCAGCTGGGTACCAGTAATTTGGTAAGCTTAGAATATTAGCAGTCGGATGCTAAAAGCAGTAATGTCAATCACTAGTTTATCCCTAGTTTTGTCTGACAAACTAAAACACTTGGTAGTGGGTGCGCACGGAAAACCAGAATAGTAACCTCTGTCTGGCTTGTGTTTTAGAATAAAGAAGAGAGTCTGTAATAGGCTCTCTTTTTTTTTGCTTTATACTCTTAAATAAAGTATATTTATAGTCCAAATCGGAGGTAAAATGGATAATAATCAAACGGAAAAACAAATTCCTAAAATAGAATATATAGTAGAAGATCAATCGCCTACAATAGGCAAGATAGCACTAGCATTGTCAAAAGCACAAGCTAATATATCAGGTGCTAGTAAAAACGCAGTTAATCCATTCTTCAAGAGCAACTATGCAGACTTAAACATAGTTATTGAAGCATGTAGAACGCAACTGTCAAAGCAAGAAATTGCTTTCACACAAGGTAACAGATTCAAAGATGGTGTATTTCTTGTAGTAACAAAGTTAATACATTCGTCTGGTGAATGGTTATCAAGCGAGATGGCATTACCAATGCCTAAAGGAGCTAATGCACAAGCAATAGGTAGTATTAATACTTATGGTAGAAGATACGGTTTAGCATCTATGGCTGGTGTAGCTCAAAAGGATGACGATGGTAATGAGGGATCAGGTAAAGTTAACAAAGTAAACGAATGAGGAGGTACAAATGGATTGGGTAACTAGCGGTAGCAGTTCTGGATCAAAGAGTAAAGACAATATATTTGTCGATAAAGTTAAGATTGCAAAAGCAGAAATTAAATATGGTGTCAAAGAAGATTGGCAAACATATTCAGATGATATTTCTGTGCATCTAACATTAGACATCGGTAAAGATTTCCAACCTAATATGTATATAGGTGGTAATTACAAAAAAGACGATGTTAGTGGTGAGATTGTAGGATGGTCAACAGCATTTAAAGTAAAAATGTTCTTTGACTCTATAGGATTACCAATAATGTTAGATAAGGGTAAAAATCCACAATCTAGCAGATTACCAGCTGATGCAGAACAAAGACTAATAGGTAAAGAGTTTCTAAGATTAACATATATTTCTACTAAAACTAAACGTGATGGTGGACAATTATGGAAAGATTGGCAAGAAACTAGAATGCCTAGTTATGAAGTAAGTAAATTTAAAGCAGAGTTTAAAAATGCTGTAGGTAAAAACTATGTTAAGGATTTTCAAACTTCAGAAGAATCATCAGAAGGTGATAGTCCTTGGTCAAATGAGGATCAGTTCCAAGGGATGCCAACTTAATGACAACTAAAGAAATAATTCTTAAATATCTTACAAATAGGATAAATCAAGGAGTTCCAGTAATATCTTCAGTACATATTGAAACACGTTTACCAGAATATGGTAAAGTGTATCATAATACTACAAAACTTCCTTCAGCTTATTCTAGAACATGGCGTAAGATAAGAGAGAATAAAGAATATAGTGAAATAGGTGTCATTGATTTGAAAGAAATATCTAATCAAAACAAAACTAAGACATGGCAGATAATAACGTAAAATACGTAGAATTAGCAATAGGTTCTGTATCTAACAGAGCCTATGCTATTCGTCCAGAACATATAACTAAATACATAAAACCTAATCAGGAATTGTATCGCAGTCTATTCGTGCTAGATAATACAGCTTTTGAGCATTTTAGAGACAAAGGATCTATAAAATCATACAAAGGCACATATTCATTAAATAGCATAATATATGATATAGATAGAGGTAAAAAGACTGGTGAGGATACAAGACAAAGAGCAATAGCATTTATTAATACATTGATAGAACAAGGTGTTGATAAAGATAAGCAGCTGCATATATGGTTTAGCGGCAGAGGTTTTCACATAGAAATACCAGATCTTTATGGTTTTGAAGAAAGTGAAAACTTACCTTATCAAGTAAAAATGACTATTGACAGTCACTTTGGTAAACTTGTAGATAATATATATGACAAAGGTAGACTTATACGTGTTGGCTACACAATAAATATGAAAAGTGAGCTATACAAACTACCATTGTCTTTTGCTATGTTAAACGATATGACATATCAAGAAATATGTGAATATTGTCAAACACAAAAACAAGACTATCATCATACACCTTTTAATCTAGATAGTGTCTATCCATTATGGGAAGACAAAGTTCTTGATGTAAAAGAGTTTAAAGATGAAGAAAATACCGAAGTATCTAATACAAATCTTAATGCACATGTTACTTGTGTGCAAAAGATGTGGAAATCAGATAAAGAAGGTGAACGACATATAACACTACTTAGAATGGCTAATGGTTGGCGTAGAATGGGCATTCCTAAAGAAGGTGCTATTAAAATGTCAGAATATAATATACCTTCATTAGATCATAACGAAATTCTTAAAATAATAGATGACGTATATGCATGGGAACACAATGGTTATAGTTGTAGTGATACAATTATGGAAAAGTATTGTGATCCAATATGTAAATTCTATAAGAATAAAAACTATGGTCTTGAAGTTCTTAATGTAAAAGAGCTTTCTAGTAAACTAAAAGACTTTGTACATATGGATATGGACACTAATAGTTTTAATCTTAAGGACCATTATCCTATGAATACTGACTACAGATTCTTACCTGGCGAGTTAGCAATACTGCTAGGTGATACTAAGTTAGGTAAAACAGCATGGCTGCAAAGTCTTATGGTAAAACTATCTCATATGAATATAATGTATTTATCATTAGAGGTTGGTGACTGGCTTATATTTAGACGATTCTTGCAAGCAGGCAATGGCATGTCAAAGCAAGAAGTAAACGAAATATACAGAACATATGATGAAGAAAATGTCGCTAAAATAAATGATAAAGTAAAACATATTAAAGTAATGACTACTAGTCCAGATATAGATTCTATGAAACAACTAATAGCAGATAATCAGCCACAGATTGTTTGTATAGATACTATAGATGCAATAGAAGTTAAATACAATAATGATCCATTTACTAAAATGGAGAAGATAGTTAATAGTTTAAAACAAATAGCAACTCAAATGGATGTTATATTCTTTGGTATATCTCATATATCTAAAGGTGCCTCTAGAGATATGCTTACAGTTCATAGTGCTAAGGGTAATTCAGCAATAGAACAAAAAGCAGACAAGATTATAGGCATACAAGGACAAAGAGATGCAAATAATATAAGAGTTATTAGGTCATTAGCATCTAGGGACGAAACAGACTTTGAAATGGCTTTTGATTTCGACTACAAGACATTTCAATTCAAACCTAGGAGTATATAATGATTAAATACAAGACTCTTGGAACAGCCTATGATAACCAATGCGGTATATCTTTAATATTTTTGTGGTTATTTTCTATTACTATGTCTTATAATATAGTAAAGGGAGACCATATGACTTTAGGATTTAGCGCAGGTCCCTTTGAAGTATCAATGGGTTTATCAATTTGGAGAAAGTTGTTACCATGAAAGCAAGATCGGCAAAGAATAAAGGCAAGAGATTGCAGAATATATTAAGAGATAAATTAATAAAACTATATCCCGATTTAAAAGATGATATAGGATCTCAAATTATGGGTATGACGGGTGAGGACATTGTCCTTACCCCTCATGCTAGAAAGAAGTTACCTTTTTCTTTTGAATGTAAAAATGTAGAAAAACTTAATGTTTGGAAATCATTTAAGCAATGTGAAACTAATGCTGGTAAATCAACACCAGTGTTAGTAATAAAAAGAAACAGGGAAACACCGAAAGTTGTTATGAATCTAGAAGAATGGTTAAAATTGTTAAATGGATAGAGAATTATCAATTAATTATTTAAAAAAGTTATATGTACTTTTAGACAGGTTAATGGGTGAGACTATACTTGGTATCAAATATGTAAAATCTCTCCGAAAAGGCATAGAATCTTTGCAAAAAAACAAATTAGAAGTTGATAATGGTACATTTAAAGTAAAAGTTAAGAACAAAGAAGATATTATAACCATAGATGTAAAGCATATTAACGGTGATATAATAGAGTCATTAGAATTTGATTCTAGCTCAGTTATAACAAATAATATAATAGGAAAAAGTTAAGGAGTCTTATTTATAACCTCCATACCTCTCTAATCATCTAAAGCTCGTAAGTGAGGCTCCTTAAAACTAATTATGAATGAAGTAAAACAAGAAATAGACTTTGTATATATATCATCTGACGGTAGAAAATTTTTTACTAAAGAGAAAGCTGAAAAATATCAAAGAAGACTCAACAAGAAACTGTCTAAACTGCACGTATAATAAAAACAACACGTGTTACTGGTGGTTGTATTATAAAAAACAATCTCCACCAAAAATTCCTAACACTATAATAAATAAAGGTTGTAAGTTTTGGATAAGTAATAATGAAAGACTTCATCCTTTACTTGAAGTAATCATTACAAAATTCAACGGAGAAATAATTGACTAAAGGTCAGGAGTATTACGCAAAGGAATACCGTGGCTTGTCTAGAAGAGCAAGATTCAAGAAAGCCGCATTAATAGCGTCTGACAATAAAAGAT